CTATCGCAGTCTGAAATAAACGAGTTGGTACAAAGAAACGTAGATCATTTAGAGATCATTTTATTGTATGAACCAGTTGATAGTGAAGATGATACACCTAATGTTAAAGGTTCATCTAGCAGTAAAAAAACTGACTGTTCTAATGCAATTACTAAAGGAAAAGCTTACATTGCTGCAAATTAGTGTATTTGCTAGCATTATGCATTATAATTAGTTATTAACTTTTTATTGGGGAAATTATGTCAGAAAAAGAATTAACTAAAGAACAACAATATTGTAAATCACAAATAGAAGATTTAGAAAATAAAGAATCGCAACTTAGTTTTCAATTAGATCAAGTAAGAGCTAGTAAAACAGTTTTTATAAATTTACTTGCAGAACATACTAAAGATGTTGCAGAAGAAGTTGTAGAGAAATCTGATAAGGAAAAGAAAAAATAATGGCTAGTGTTAAAGATGCTTTAAATGCTATTGAATCTCACGAAAGAGAATGTGCAGCAATATATAAAAGTATTGATAAAAGACTTGAAGATGGCTCTAGTCGTTTTGATAAATTAGAGATGATGCTTTGGGCAGTATATCCATTTATAGTGGGAAGCGTAATTTTATCGAGGTTTATAGGATGAGTAGACAAAAAAAATCTACAGTAAATAAAGCTGGTAATTATACTAAACCAGGTATGCGTAAACGTATTTTTAACAGAATTAAAGCTGGTAGCAAAGGTGGTAGACCTGGGCAATGGTCAGCTAGAAAAGCACAAATGTTAGCTAAAGCTTATAAAAAAGCAGGTGGTGGATATAAATAATTAAAAACTAAGGGAAAGAGTTATGGCTTATTTACAAAGCAATATACCCCATTTTAAATGTTGGGTAAGAAAAGAATATACACATAATCACGAAAAATATCATGGAGAATTTTTACACGCTATGGCAATAGCTGTAACTACAATGCCATGTCGTTGTTTGAGTTTTCAAGTAATATTTACAGGTGCAGAAACTTATGATGACCATGATCAAGATAATGTGCATGGTGGAGCTATGTGGGCAAGGATGCCTATAACAGCTTTAGTTGCAGATATACCAGTTGATGAATGGGCAGAACCAATGCCTGTTTGGGCGGCACAGCCTTGGGATTGTTCTTCTTATAATCATTCAGTATATGTTTTAGATAGAGCAACACCTTCTCCTTGGCTAGCTAAGATAGATGGTGATATGTATCCTGCTAGATATTTATTTACAGTAGATTATGCAGAAAATGAAATAGCAGATGATCCAGCACAACATAAACAAAGTCATGTATTAGAGTTACTAGATGCTGGTAAATGGACTGGCAATATTGTAGCTTTACCAAATAATAGAGTTAGAGTAACACATCCAGCTTGGTTTGAAGCTGGTCATGGAGCACCAGATTTTAAACCATCGCAACATATACACTATAGTAGAAATGATTTAGATTATGCTTTAGATGTAAACCAAGTATTTGATAATTTATATAATGAGGAAAATTAATGCCTTTAAAAAAAACGCAAAGAAGTCTAAAAAATTGGACAGATCAAGATTGGACTACTCCTAGTGGTAAAAAATCTAGCGAAACAGGAGAGGTATATGCTCCTAAAAAACAAATACAAAGATTAAAATCAACAAAAAAAGGTAGAAGAAAATTAGCAGCAGCTAATAGAAAAAAAAGAGCAGCTACAAGAGCAGGAAAACAACACGCAAAACATGGTTTACATAAAGGGAAAAAAAGATAATGGCTAAATCACCAGATGCATTTGTTTATAATGCTATATTAGAAAGAGTTGTAGATGGAGATACATTTGATTGTTGTCTTGATTTAGGTTTTGATGTAAAGCTACATAAGCAACGTGTTAGATTGTCTGGTATTGATACACCAGAAAGTAGAACTAGAGATTTAGCAGAAAAGAAACTTGGTCTTGCTGCAAAAGAAAGATTAAAAGAACTTTGTGTAGGAAAAATAAAAGTTAAATCTTTAGGTAAAGGTAAATATGGTCGTATATTAGGCATACCTTATACAGAAGATGGTAAAGATATATGTCAAATATTAATAACAGAAGGTCATGCTGTTGAATATCATGGAGGAAAAAAAGTTAAAGTTTGGGGTGATTATTAATGGAATCTGCAGTTCAATTAATACAAGAGGTAGGATTCCCTATAGCAGCAGCATTAGGACTTGGTTGGTTTATCTACAAACTTATTATGCGTATTGTAGATGGCATGGAAACAAAACTTGATACTGTTGATGAGAAAGTAGAAGGTCAAATTGCAGCAATAGAAGAAAGATTAGGCACGAAACTTGATAGTCAACATGGTATTTTAGTAGCTCTTATAGATAGAATTAGAAGTTTAGACAATGAAATTATTAGACAAGATACATTAATTAAAACTATATTAGGTGTTCCACAACTAATTGATAGTAACAAAATAGCAAAGGCAGATAGAGATGATCAAAGAAAAGATTAAAAAAGACTTAAATGAAGAACATGAAAAATTATTTATAATAAAAACTCTACTTATTATAGTAGTAGTAATATTTTTAGGTATTATTGGTGTTAATTTAAGTGCTGATCAAATAACTTTTAAATTTAAGTCACCATCTTTTTCTGGTGTAAATACAAGTTCTCATTATCTTACGATAGAAAATCAAGAACATATGCGTAAGATGACTATAAAAGAAGAAATAAAAGCATTACAAGAACAATTAGAAAGAGATGCTGAGAATACAACACTTGCAAGATTTATAAGAAATTTAGAAAGTCGTATTTATGCACAAATATCCAGACAAATTGTAGAAAATATGTTTGGTGAAACACAATCAACGGAAGGCACATTTGAACTAGAAGGTAATATCATCTCATATAAAATAGAAGATGGTATGATAATACTTACAATTTTTAATACTAATGATGGTACGACAACTGAAATATCTTTGCCTCTCGGGGATTTTTCTTTCTAGTTGCAGTCTTATAGATGTAGTTAGAGAAACAAATCCAAAAACCTTAAATTTAGAAGGTAGAGAAACTTTTAGTATTTATGATCTACAATCAAAAGATTTAGCAAATATAAAACCACCTTTAGTAAAACCAGTTGTAGCTGTATATCCTACTGCATTTACTGATCAAACAGGACAAAGAAAAAGTAATAGTGAGTTTGCTATGTTTTCATCAGCAATAACACAAGCACCAAATACTATACTTATAAGGTCATTAAAGCACGCTTCAGGTGGAAATTTTTTTCGTGTAGTAGAAAGAGTAGGACTTGATAATCTTACAAAAGAAAGACAACTTATAAGATCAACAAGAGAACAATTAGATGATCAAAGTATTTTATCACCTTTACTTTTTGCAGGTGTATTACTAGAAGGTGCAGTTGTATCTTATGATAGTAATATATCTACTGGTGGAATAGGTGCAAGATATTTAGGCATTGGCTCTAGTATGCAATATAGAGAGGATTCTGTTAGTGTAAGTTTGCGAATGGTATCAGTAGCAACAGGTGAAATATTAATAGAGGTTATGTCGCAAAAAATAATATATAGTTATGGACAGTCTCAAGATGTCTTTAAATTTATAGAAATGGGAACTGAGCTTGTAGAGGTAGAAATAGGTTCTGCCTCGAATGAGAGTACTACTTTAGCTTTAATGAAAGCTATTGAGGGTGCAGTTTTACAACTTATAAATATAGGGTACGAGAGAGGGTACTGGAAATATGAATAAATTATTAAATGTTTTTTTATTTTTATCATTGTCTGTTTTTGCAGATAATGAAATATATGTAGATCAGTCAGGAAATTCAGCTGCTATTGATTTAGAACAACTTGGGTCATCAAACTTAATAGGTGGAACACAAGCTACATCTGGAACAATGACTGCTTTAGACCTTGATGGTGTGTCAATGACACTTGACATTAATCAGATAGGTAGTTCTAACATATTTAGATCAGATGCTATTGATGGTGATAACTTTACTGGGTATTTTGAGTGGAATGGTGACTCTAATATTATGGATATACTTATGAATAGCACAGGTCTTATAAGTGCTGATTATGTAAATCTTAATATTGATGTTACAGGTTCAAGCAATGAATTTGATTTAGCTATAGCAGAAAATGCTGATTCTTCTTATCTTGATTTGGACTGGGTTATTTTAGGTGATAGCAATGTTTTAGATTTTGATATTGATTATGAAAATGCAATTAATTATCTTGATATTAATGGAAGTTCAAATGCGATAGATTTTACAGCTAGTGGTTATTCAGGAACAACATCTGCTGATTCTGGATATTTTTACCTAGATTTAGATGGGAGTTCAAATGATATTGATATTACGCAATCATCTACCCTTGCAAGGGATTATCTTAAAATTATTAGCAATACTTCTAATTCCAATATTTGTGTCGTTCAAGACGATCAAGGCACAACCACAGGATGTTAATATTGGAGACATATCTGAACTAAGAGGTAATGCACAAATAGTAAGGGATAAACCCTTAGATGCTTTTGTAGATTTTGATATACAAAGCAATGATGAAGCCATAACTTCTAATGGTCGTATGGCTATAACATTTCTTGACGATTCTACAGTTAGACTTACAGAACACAGTCAATTATTAATAGACGAGTATATATACGATCCAGACCCAAGCAAATCTAAAATGGCACTTACATTTGCTATTGGAACAACTAGATTTATTTCTGGGAATATAGATAAGCTTAATAAAAAGAATATATCTTTAAAAACTCCTACTGCTAATATAGCTATTAGAGGCACAGATTTTACAGCTACAGTTAATGAGTTAGGAGAAAGTTTAATTATTCTTTTACCAGATAAATATGGATTATCTAGTGGAGAAATAGAGGTAATAACAGCAACAGGAAGTGTCATACTAAATAAACCTTTTGAAGCTACTACTGTTTCTGTTTTTGAAAACTCTCCTAGTAAACCAGTAATATTAGATTTATCTCTTGATTTAATTGATAACATATTAATAGTATCACCACCTGAGGAAAAACAATTAGAACAAGAAGAAATTGTTGCACAGTCAAATAGTATTTTAGATTTTAATGATCTTGATATAGATTATTTAGAAGAAGATTTTTTAGATAATGAAGCTGATTTAGAATTTACTGAACTTGATATTAATTATTTAGATGTTAATTTTTTAGAAGATTTATTAGATGTTCTTGATGAATTAAATATACAAGAAGAACAGGATCAACTACAAGCAGATGTATCATCTATAGCTATTGCAGGAACTAAATTTGGTCAAGATTTAGATACTCAGATTACTACTTTTATTACAGGTGAAAAACTTACTATATTAAGAAGCGTAAATAATACAGCAAGAGTTGATATAGATTCAGATGGTAGTTATACAGTCATTTTAATACAAGATGGAGTTTCAAGAACTATTAAGATAAATGGTGGTAGTAGTAGTGTTATAAGAATTAAACAGGAAAGCTAATGAAAAAATTAATATTACTGATACTTGCATTGTTATTATTGCCATTAATATATCAGTCAACGCCAACAGAAATATTAAAACTTAGAGTGTATGACACTTTTATAGAAACACCAGAACCATCAGGAAACTTTGTAATATTAAATATAACTGAAGAAGATGTAGAGATTGAAGGTGGCTATCCTTTACCAAGACAAAGACTTGCAGAAATAAATATAGAGTTACTAGCTAAAGGTGCTATAGGAGTTGGTTGGGCAATATCATTTCCACAAGCTGATAGATTTGGTGGTGATAAAGATTTTGCTAGATCGCTTGGTTATGCACCTTCAGTAATAGCTATGTTTGAGGATGGTAAAGGTAATTATCCTAAACCTACAGGGACAGTAGTGAAAGGCGAAGATAATGGTGGTATAGTAAGTTTGGGAGTTAAGGAAAACCTGAACACTCTTACAGATAATACATTGCAGGGTTTAGCCATTGCTCCCACTGAAGTAGATCAGCTTGTAAGAAGAATACCTCTTTTAGTTAAAACTCCAGAAAATCAATGGATTCCTAGTTTTGGCACACAAATATATAAATCAATATTTGATGTTAAAACATACATTATAAAAACTAGTGATAATGGTATAGAGGAAATATCAATACGAGGAATACCACCAGTTAAAACAGACACTTTAGGTCGTAAATGGATTAGTTGGGTAGATACGCCACAAACAGATTTACAAGAAATGGATGTTAATGGTAAGTTTGTTATTGTTGGAGTTACTGCAAGTGGAGTAATGCCTCAAATAGCAACACCTGTAGGTTTGTTAGAGCCACACAAAATACAAGCTGCATTAGCAGAATCTATTTTAATACAAGATAGTCCTTATATTCCTGATTGGCATTTGGCTGTTGAATTATTAATTCTAGTGATAACAGTAACATTTGTCTGGTTTTTGATAAATATTTTTGGAACAACGCTAGGAATAACATTTACCAGTCTATTATTTTTATTAACAATATTTTCTGGGTACTATTTAATACAGCGTGGAATACTAATAGATGTTAGTTGGACTTTAATATCACAATTTATAACTGCTTCTATAGCTTTTTACTTACGATTTAGAGAACAATACAAACTTAGACAAGAAATTAAAAAACAGTTTGAGCATTATCTTGATCCTAGACAAGTAAAACAATTACAAGATAATCCTGACTTATTAAAACTAGGTGGTGAAAGAAAGTATTGTACATTTTTATTTACAGATGTGCGTGGTTTTACATCTTTATCTGAAAAATTAGAGCCAGAAGAAGTTACAAAAATAATGAATAAGGCTTTAACTATACAAGCTAATGCAGTAAAAGAGTATGGTGGTATGGTAGATAAGTATATAGGTGATGCAATGATGGCTATTTTTAATGCACCTATAGATTTAAAAGAGCATGAGAATAAAGCCATATTAGCAGCACAGAAAATACAGGCAGATATGGAGCAAGCCAATCTAGGAATAGACATAGGTATAGGGGTAAACTCAGGAGAAGCGATAATAGGTAATATGGGAAGTGATACACGCTTTGATTATAGTGCAATAGGAGATGCTGTAAACACAGCAGCTAGACTTGAAAGTGCTACCAAAGATGTAGGTGTTGATTTAATCATAGGTCATAACACTAAAAAACATTGTAGTTTTAAGTTAAAATTACTAAAACCAATATCTGTAAAAGGCAAAAAACATAAATTAGCTATATACACATTAAGGTAGGAAAGTATTATGAAAGGGATATTAAAAAATTTAGTTAGCACAGTAGCACCAACAATAGGAACTGCTTTAAGTGGTCCTTTAGGTGGTATGGCTATGGGCAAGATAGCAGAAGTATTAGGTGTGTCAAACGATCAAAAATCTATACAACAAGCTTTGCAAAGTGCTACACCAGAACAAATGATGGAACTTAAAAAAGCTGAACAAGAATTTGAAGTTCAAATGAAAGAGCTAGATGTAGATATATTTAAGCTAGAAACACAAGATAAACAACACGCTAGAGGTATGTTTAGCAAAGATTGGACAGCAAGAATTATAGGTTTATTTACTATTGGTGGGTTTTTAGGTTATATTTTTTTAGTAACACTACAGCCACCAGAACAAAATAGCGAAGCTCTTATAAATTTAGTATTAGGATATTTAGGGGGATTAGCAAGTGCGATTATTTCATTCTATTTTGGAGCATCTCACACAAACGATAAAGGAGAGTAAAATGGAAATATCACAAGAAGGCATAAGCTTAATAAAAAAGTTTGAAGGTTGTGAACTTGAAGCTTATAAATGTAGTGCAGGAAAATGGACCATAGCATTTGGTAGAACTAAAGACGTAAAAGAAGGCGACACTTGCACACAAGAACAAGCAGAAGAATGGTTAAAAGAAGAATTACCAGTCTATGGTGCTTATGTAAATAGTGCTGTAACTGTGCCATTAGAGCAAAATGAGTTTGATGCTTTAGTAGCTTGGACTTATAACTTAGGTCCTTCAAACCTTAATAGTAGTACTATGTTAAAAGTTTTAAACGAAAATAAAAAAGATGAAGTTCCACATCAAATGCGTAAATGGAATAAAGCAAGAGTTAATGGAGAAAAAGTAGTTTTGCCAGGTTTAGAACGAAGAAGATTAGCAGAATCTTTACTATTTGAAGGTAAAGAATGGCATAAGGTTTAAGTATGCCATTAAGAAAATATGTATTTAGACCAGGAATAAATAAAGAAGGCACCAACTATAGTAATGAAGGTGGTTGGTTTGATGCAGATAAAGTTAGATTTCGTAAGGGTAGACCTGAAAGAATAGGTGGTTGGCAAAAACAAAGCACAAATAGTTTTATAGGCACATCAAGAAAAATATATTCTTATAGAGCTGCTAGTGGTACAAATTATATAACTTTAGGCACACATCAAAAATTCTATGTATTAGAAGGTCAAGAGTATGCTGATATAACTCCCATTAGAAATACAACATCTGCAGGGGATATAACATTTGCAGCAACAAATGGAAGTTCAACTATTACAGCAACTGATACTTCTCATGGTGCAGTAGCAGGAGATTTTGTTACATTTAGTGGTGCTGCTAGTTTGGGTGGTAATATTACTGCTACAGTTTTAAATCAAGAATATCAAATAGATGCTGTTCCAAATTCTGATACATTTACTTTTACAGCTACTGCAACAGCTAATTCAAGTGATACTGGCAATGGTGGTAGTTCTATAGTTGGTGTATATCAATTAAATTCTGGATTAGATTCTTATGTATCATCAACAGGATGGGGTGCAGGAACATGGGGTGCTGGAACTTGGGGTTCTACAACAGCTTTATCTTTTGCTAATCAACTTAGATTGTGGTCAATAGATAATTTTGGCGATGATACAGTTT